TCATAGCATCGTTATATCTTTCTTCAGGTAAGCGTACAAATGTTCTAGTTATTTGAAAGTACGCCCATCTCACAGTATGGAATGGAAGTTTAACTAACCAATCCATATCTATATTGAAAGCCTCACTAACTTCAGAATAATAGAAAGAGTTTCTTCTATCTTCTAAACTTAATGACATTGAACATCCTCTTGTTTTACGTCCTTTTTTATACATCTTATATCACTTTCCTTCTAATGCTTTATTTCCCCGAGAGTAAAACTCTCTGGTTTTAAGCTTTATATACTTCTTCTTTAACAATATCTCCAACGACATCCCATTCAGAGCCGTCTAAGTCTTTGATAACATTAAAGTGAGGGTTACGATGATTCTTAGAATTAAACCTACCTTCTTCATCTCCATACATTTCGCAACGTCCATAACCTCTATCTTTCCAATACTCAAAATTAATGATCTCAATAGTTCCACAATTTAGAATTGTATAGAGTTCACTAAAAGGTTTTTGTTTACTAACTCCCAAGTCTTTAATAGTTCCGTCCTGTTTAAGTAATGTATATTTGTACAATTTCATATGTTCATCTCCTTTCTACACCACTACTCTTATTACTAAGAGCAGTAGTCTAAAAACGATTAGATTTCCCCTATCTCTTTAAGAGCTACCAAACCAGCTTTAGCAACTTTCTCACTCAACTTTTTCATAGATATGCCTTGCTTCTTGGCAATGCTCTTAACTCTTTTGTGTGTCTGTGAAGACACGTACAATCTTGGATATTCCATATATTATTCACCTCCTTTCCTACGGATCTGATTTCTGCCACCCGCAATTGAGTAGCAGAATCAAGCCCTTAGTTGTGATAATCAACTATAACTATCCATTTCTTCCCTACAACATCGGCTTTGCTAACTGTATCAAACTCTAAATCAACTATTCCATCATCTGAAGCGTCAGGTTCTAATGGAATTGTACCTCCATGCTCTTCACTACTCTTATATTCTTTCTCTATCGCTTTCCACAACTCTTTAGTAATAATCTGAGCATCATCTTCAAATCCTTGATGTTCATAACTATCTCTATAGTGAGGAAGCATTCCTTTGAATTTAGGAAAGTATGTTAAGAAAAGTTTATGAACTTTCTTTCTCTGATCTACTTCTTTCATATCAGTACCATTCGTCCAAAATAACTTATTCTCTTCACATTCTTTATAAAAGGCTTCCAATTTCTTTTGATCTAGAAGTAAGTTTGTTAAATGACCACTCCATCGTCCACCTACCACAAACCAATCTGCTATAGGAGAACCAAACCTACCACCTTCTCCTGCAAAAGAGTCATCGTTACTTAATTGATTGTAAACATATTCACGAGCCTCTTCTGATGTCTTTGCATTTCCTTTATTTGTTAGTACGTATAATCTGTAATGCACTTATATTTCACCCCCTTCCCTTTCCAATCTTTCTATAACTTCTTTGTGTTGTTCTTTTAATTGTTCTATCTTTTTATCAAAAACTGATGCCATATATTTATATTTTAACGTGACAAGTTCGTGCACTTCTTCGTTGCTGTGTTTAGTCTCTTTGAATTCTTCAAACTCTTCAGCACTCATTGCAACAAAAAACATAGAAGCTGTGTCTATTCCTAAACCTACACAACCTCCCATTTTCTTGAAACTTTCAAAACCTTCTCTTCCATCATCAAAAGACATGTGTATTATTTTGTGGCAGAAATCACAAATACCTGCCATATTTTCATATGTAGTTAATCTCTCACCTAATTTAGCAACAATATGATGAAATTGAGAGATAGGAAGCACATTACACACTTCGCAAAACCCTCCTGTTTCTATTATTTTCAACCCTTTTTGTCTTTCTGTGAAAAATCGTGTACTAGTATCAATAGGATCTACATTTACTGTGTTCATTTTAGTTTATTTCTTTTCTTCTTCTTGCCTTCTAAAGTCTTCAAATAGAAAACTCTAGATAGCTTTCCACTCTTAAATACTTTAACTTCATGTTCGTTTCTCTTTTTAATTCTCATATATTTATATGACAAAAGCACGCTTTACTTATTTACAAGTGAAATCAAAGCTAGGCTTTAGTCCTGCTTTCTTTACTTCTTCTACTACTTCACTCCATCTCTTATAGCTCGCTCTAACGTGCGAAAATCTAAAAGCATACTTAACACATAACTCTTTTTTACAATTTGTTTGTCTCCAATGTTCTGCTCTAAAAGTCTCTTGACAAACAGGACACACTCTATCAACTATTCCTTTCTTTGCGTCCCACTCTTTCTTTAATGGATCTGTTATTTTCTTTGTCATAATGCTCACCTCCTAATAAAATGATAAACTCCTTGATGTTTAATGTGTTTCAAGTTTCTTGCTTTAGCTTGTCTTACTTTGAATGAAACATATCTTTTAGCTCTCGCTACATAGCTTCTAGGAACTCTTAAACCTATCTTGTGAAAGTAATCAATAGCGAACTTCTCAGCTAAATATTCTTCTACGTATCGAGGCTTTATTTCCCCATTTACTATATGACCAACTTCATGAACAAATATAAGAAGCGATATCTTTCCTACTGGATGAGGAACTACAATCTCTCTTTCTTTGATATAAGCAACACCAGTTAAACTCTTTCTGTAAGCTCTTACAGTGATGTTATGCTCTTTCAATAATGCTTCAGCTATCTCTGTGTATTTATTCATATTCGTGTAATACATCTGAATCAGGTTGGTATTTACCCTATCTCCTGAGAACTGCTTCGAGTAAACCCACTTAAACGCTTAGCCTACAGCGAGGCTTCTGACTACTGCTACACTAGGATAGGTAGCTTCGCACAAGTTTCTCTCTATCAACAACTAAGCACCTGACTTTTAATGTACTGAAACTTATTAGGGTTTCATTAGAGTAGATAGAACATATCTACTCTATCAAGCTCTAATCCCACCATAGCCTTAACTTACCATTTACAACATCTACTTCATCGACTAATCCCTTTTCTTTTATATGCTGTAAGTCTTCTACGTTAAAGGAAAAATCAGTAGTTTTTGGAGTAACATAAACTACTACTGAAAATTCACGTCCTACAACATAACTACATTGACTTCCAAAGAGAGTCATTAAGATATTACCTACATTTTTACTTTCGAACTCATTGTATTTACCGATAATATCTAAAGCTTCCTGAAGCCTTTCTGCTTCTATTTCTGTTGAATGAAACATTAAACTACGAGTTTCTTCTTTGTACCCTTGTGCTATCACATAAAGTTGATCGTGATCTCCATATTTATTCATTTATTCTCACCTCCTTTTCTTCCAAATAATGCTACTAAAATCAAACTAATGGGGTATGCAATGAAGATAGTAAATGCGTAGGCAATCATTATGAAGATCATCCCTATAAACACTACAATGGTTTTAACTAGAGGATTCTTTATTTCGTTCTTACCTATTGTAACTTTCATATCTTTGTTTTTTACTCTATCTTATTATCAATCAATTTCCACTCAATTGCACCGTTGTTCCCTTATTGATTAGTAAAACTGTTAGGATTTCATTAGAGTAGGTAGTGCTTACCTGCTCTATCAAGCTCTAACCTTTTACTTATTAATTTGTTCTCTATATCCATCAAACCAAACTCCTGGTTTGTGAGTATCCTCTCTCTGACAATGTTCTTGTGCCTCTTCAAGCGTCAAGTTCTTTTTGATTGCACGACCTGTGTTTCTACTTATATCAGCGTAGAACCTAACTATTTCGTATTTTTTCATATTATCCTCCTTTCTAATTTTCTTTAGGATTTTATTTCTACCCTCTCTGCTCGGAAAGGGTAGAGTAAAGCCCTACTCAAACTTGTCTAAACCTTTGTTCACTCTATGAACTTTAGTAGACATCTCTTCAATCTCTTCTAACACACTACAAAGCAATTCTACTTGATTAACATATGTAGATATATTTAGAGCTTTGTTAGCTTCTTTAGATGAAGGATACTCTTGAACAATTGTATCTTTCATTTTGTCTCCATAATGCACTATGTCCTCCGCTTTACTGTAGGCGTAGGTTATTAACAAATTATTTATTCTGTCCAAGTCATTTAGTTTTGCCATATTTATCACCTCCTTTCTCTAATGATCTTATCCTTACCTACCATTTAGATAGGCAAGGTAAAGCCCTTAGAAGAAGACTATTTTAATCTCCTTACATCGACCTTCTTCGAACTTAGCATAGACAGGATATTCTCCATCTCCAAAACCTGTGTTAGCTACAACTCCGTCACAACCTTGTCCAATTGAACCTGCACCTCTTCTATCTTTGCTTATATCAAGCGTTCTAGCACAAGCTCCATTGTAAGAGTATGCGAATTTACCACTCTCTTGCATCTCTTTTTGTTTAGCCTCATCGAAATCTTCTTTATCATCTCCGATAAAGTCTTTAACATAACAAGGATCGGTTATTAAAACCTGACCACTATCAACTCCGAATGTACCAATTTGTTCCCATTCACTCATTTAGTCTCACCGTTCATCTTCTTAAAGTCTTCACTCTCAGTTAACTTAATAAGGCAGATGATGTTTGGACAAAAGAACTTCTTATTGATAATCCCTCCGAAGTTATTCCTAGTAATTGGATCATGACAGAACTCGCATTTAGGATTAGGAGCAACTCCTTTTAACGCTTTCAAAACGAAAGCGATTGAACTTTTGCCCTCAACCATAATCTTACAAAACGTCTTTTCGATCTTCCTTACTTTTTGTTCATTCTTTTTCATAGTGTTTCACCTCCCTTCTACCTAATCCTTACCCTTAAATATCTAAGAGTAAGGTTAAGCCCTTATCTAGCCCAATAAGGAATATAAGGTTCAACGTATTCTTTTTCTTCCTCTACTTCTTCACAACTTTCTCCTGCTTCAAGAATTTGATCTTTAGATACATTTACCTCCATTCCGTATTGGTAACGTCCATCAACTTTGATTCTGGTTTCATTATCAGGAAGTATGACTTCTGTTTTATCGGTATTTGAGTTATATCCTAATGCTATTGCAATCATAATTATCACCTCCTTATCTTATACAACTAATGTCTTTACCTTCGTAATAACACTTACATTTGTTTAAGTATTCTTCATTACCTGAAATCTTAGCTGAATGACAAAGCATAATATCTTGATCTCTAAAACCATTATCTATACCTTTAACCGTAAGCTTACTTAGTATAAGCATCATTACTATCAGAAGGGCGGTTGTAGCTACTGCTTTAATTACGCTATCTTGTTTAGCCTTACTATATCTATTTGTGCGTAATTCATTAGTATTGATACTAGAAGAATAAGAGAGAGGAGAGATTTTATGTAGGTCAAATACATTATCATTCATTTTATTTTCTTTCATATAATTAATATTCATCTATATTTATGCCTATATCACTCCGCAATCTTATAAGTACTTACCTTATTAGGTAGTATTAGTATTAGTAGTACTACCTATAAAGCCCTTACTTAACTATCTCAGCTACCTTCTTAGTAATCGCTTTAACGACTACTGGGTTAACCTTAACATCTTTAGCCTTAGCTTTCTTCTCTGCTTTAACATATCCAAGGAAGCTCATCACTTCGTGGATCTCTGCTTTGTTGGCTTCGCATACAATCCTCTTAGATTCGTTGTATAGCGTTCTGTAGTTTGTCATATATAATCACCTCCGATCTATAAGTAGTAAGTACTACCATTGTCGTTTACCTTTATACCTTTAATGGTTACATCTATCTTCTTAAACGATTTAGAGAACTCGGTAAGCTCTAAGCTATCTACGTAATGGAGAATACGCTTAGCTATAATACCTCGATGTGTGAAGCGAGGCTTTCTTATATTAACCTTCTTGCCTAGTTCTATGTATAGCTTTGATGTTTCCATATTGTATTGGGAATCTACTATATGTTGTTCCCCTTATATACTTATTATCATGCATATATAAACATAGGCACTACTCGTATCTATATATAACGAGTTCAAGTAAGATAAAGAATGTTCTCTCTTCTAGGTGAATGTTTATCTTATAAAGCAACCAGCAAAAAGGAACGTAAATACGTGACTATCTGACGGGGTGGCGTATTGTTGGGTTTATAATAGAAAACGGTGTAGCTCATGTCTTTATATAACATGTAGTTCTTTTGTCTATATCTCTCTTTATGATTAATTACAGTAGTGATTAGAATTATGCTTTGCATTATAATTAGTCTATGGAACGAAAGATTATAGCTAAATCTCAACCTAAAACATTTCTAGTAAATAACAAAGGAGAGAGAATAGCCTGTTGGTTTATTGAAAATGATGAAGTGTATATTATCCCTGATAGTGTAAGAGGATGGGGATCTCTTAGGAATCATAGTATTGATGCATATGGGCAAGTAGATCCTTCTGTATTAATTAAAGGTATGAGTTCTAATAATGACGACAATGAGGCAGAATACCACGAATATGTGATACTTGACGATTGGAATCCTAACTGTTATAAAATAGCAGAGGAACAGAAAGTAAGATACAATCTGTAATTAAAAGCTAGTGTAGTTCAATGGCAGAACAGGTGTTTTGTAAACACTAAACGAGAGTCCGATTCTTTCCATTAGCTCAAGACTTTAGTTTGCTCTTGGTTTGGCTACGTTAACTACTATTTTTCTTCCTTCCATTTCTGATTCGTTCAACTTTGCGATAGCTGCTGAGGCTTCTTCTTCAGTAGACATTTCTACAAATCCAAAACCTTTGCTTCTACCAGTATCACGATCCTTTATAATTTGAGCTGAAACGACTGTTCCAAATGCTGAAAATACCTCACTTAGTTTAGCGTCATCAACTGCCCATGGCAAAGAACCTACGAATAAATTTTTATTGTTCACAAATATTCACCTTCTCTCTTTAAGTTCTATATGGAGTTTTAATTAGAAGTTCTAATACAACTGAACATACACAAACATCTATATTATGCCTTATATATAACTTGAGAGTCAATAGCCACTTTTATTATCTCTCTTTGTGATTGTCCTCTCGGGGAAATATGTTTACCTTTCAAACCTGTATATTCTTCTAGTTCTTCCTCACATGAAGCTATTCTCTTTAGATGTGATCTCATACCACTATGATGTGGATTATCATGCTTACCATACCAAAGAGGAACTTCTGTATTAGCCATAACTCTCTTTATGATACTACTTCACTAATTAATTAGCAAAACTATTAGAAAGGCATAATTCTTGCAATCAAGCTATTTTCATCAAAATCAAACATCTTATCAAGCCATGCTCTTAATACCTTACCAAAAGCTACGATAAAACCTGATCCAAATGCTATTGCAATAATAATTAAGGTTTCTTTTTTCAATAAATCTTGATTAAGAATTAATTTGAGAGCAACAATTGAAGAAACACCTGCTGCGACACCAGCTCTAACGCCTCTGTATAATGTTTTTGCCCATTCTGGGAACGCTTTTTTTTCATCCATATATTTTCACCTCCTAACAAAAGTAACTAACCCTTTTACTAAATTTAACTCTTTGGTCCGCCATTAACTGTCTGACCTTGATTTGCAGGACTTACTCCTGTAGAACCACTAGGCTTTCCTGCTCCTGGTCTACTTGGACTTGCTGCTGGCATAGGACTCATAGGCTTACTAATACCTTTTGAACCTGCCTTTGGACCTGTTGGAATGTTTGGTGCTTTTGCCATAAATAATCACCTTCTTTCGTTATTACACAAAACTAACACTTTTACTATTAATTAGCAAACCGCTTCTCCTTCACAGATTTTATATTGATCTGTAATAGGATTGTAGCTTAAATTAACCATATGAACTCCTGCTGTAGCATCAATATCTTGATTTCCTTGGACTGTATCTGCTTCCAAATTTGAAATAAGAGTTGAATCTACTATTCCAGTAGTGATGATTAACGCTTCAGGTGAGCTAAATGTTTCTGCGTTTTGAGGCTGATTATATCCATTAGACGGTAAGTTAGTTGTGTGAGCATCACCGAAACTAGCTTGTTGTGTCCAAATTTTATATTCAACACCTCTTTTGCTTAATGATTGTGGACGTACTGCCATATTATATTTTCACCTCCTTGTTTAAACGAAATAAATTTAATACCTTAAAGATAAATAGACCGAGTTTATACTCGCTACTATCCTTTACCTTAACATAGTCCTGCACCTGAATCTGCCAACTTTCATTGTTAGTCTTTAAAGCATCTTTAACAGCTTGTTCGACTTCTTCTTTCTTTGTTGTTTCCCAATTATCCTTTTCTTTATTGAAAACTGCTTGTTGAAATTCTTTGGCTTCATTTACTGCTTTATTGCTTTCTTCTTTAGTTATGTAATTTCCACTTTTCAATTTTATATCTGATTGATACATAGCTTTAATAACGTCTAAATGTGCTTCAACATCTGTATATCCTACTGAGATTAAGTATTCTTTGATTTTTTTTCCATATTCATCTACAGGAATAGGATTTGGTACATTAGTTGGTACTATGAAGAATAATGTATTTGATTGATTCCCATCTTCAGTAGATTGCTTCCAAGCTAATTCAAATTCGTCTTTCTTATAGAAATGATGATCTCCATCTGGTCTAAAGTTTGCAAAAAAGTCAGGATCGTTTACAAAGTAACCGTCATCTCTATATCCTACAACTACGCAAATATGACCACCTTTAAAAGTTTGATCTTGTCTGCTTGAAAGATATCCATAATGAATAACTACAATAACAGGAATCCCTTGATCTAATAATTGCTTTAATCTTGCAACTGTTTGGTTTCTTTCAATTAAACTTGTAAAGCCATATTTAGAGGCTACGCTTTGTAATTGAGTAAATGTAGAAAATCCTGTTCCTGCTCCTGTTTCTTTAGTAACTTCATTAGTAGAAATCGTCTTTCCATTATAACCTAGAACCATCGCCAAGGAGGTTGGACCGCAATCATTGTTTGAGCCAGTAGCATCGCTATCCCATTGGCTCTTGTATAGTACGCTCAAGTTCTTTTCTGCCATTTTTCTCTATGTTTTTCTATAAAATCATGCATTTTAGCTATGACACTAAAGAGCAAGGTTAGATTAATTAATTTTAACACAATTACTGTAGTTTGGTCAAAATTAATATCAATAAATGCCTTAATTGTATTTGTTGGTTCACAACTTGCAAAGATACAATATCCTTTATTAACAAATAACACAGTTGCTAGCGTAAAACTAATGATTAGCTGTGCTAACACCCAAGATTTGAAATAAAGTGGTGCTTTTGCCTTAAAAGCATGCCACAAAAAGTACAATGACCACGATAGAGTGTACAAACTGACTAAATAATCGTCTATTTTGAACATAATTTACGTAATTTTATTGGAAATTACTAGCTAATATTCGCTTTTTAATCTCCTTTTTAATTTTTTTACGACTTTCTATATGATTTCCTCCATTTTTTAAGGTATGCCAAATAGCTAAACTTCGTGCTAAAAGCTTACCTTTTTGCTTATTATGATGAATATCAGGTTTATTATACAAAATTCCCATAGGGATGTACTCTTCTGATATTTTCCAAAGCCTCCAAATAGTTATAGCACTTGTAATAAATTCAAGAAATCTTAAAAAGACCATCGCAAAAGGGGTAAATTGATATTCTGCATTAATAATATCAGAAGAAAGTGCATGAGAATCTCCAGGTATATGTACTAATATATGGGGACCTAGGGGTAAGTAATGGAAGAAGAAAATAGCATTAATTATTGCAATTAATAAAGCCCATGCTTGAAAGTTAAGTAATGCTTGTCTCTTTTTCCAAAATAAAAATAAGATAGACGCAACAACCACTACTGTCAATGAAACAAGTGCTGCTTCGACAGAATGATTAGGATTATTGTTTACTACTAATAAGTTTGTTTGAACTAGTCGATCCAGTATCATCTTTATTCTCCTCCTTTTTAGCTCCATCTAATCTTTTTTGGATGAATGCTAAAATATAAACTATAAAATAACCTCCTAGGAAAGCCCATACAAAATTGTTATCAAACAAGAGGGCTCCTGTAATACTTATAATTATAGCACCTAACAATGTACCATCGTTCCACCATTCTCTGAAATTCGTCTTATAATTGCTTCTAATAGCTAATCTAGTAAGTCCTGCTAAAATTCCTGTAACGATATAAAGTACGATTAACTCAGGAGTATAAATATGAACTGAAAATAGTTGTTTTATAAAATTGTCAATCATAATCTTAAAATCAATTTTCTTCGTCTTCTAAACTATGCATTAATCATAGACAATATATTTCAGGCTGTCTAGTACATTATACAATTCTTCCTCTAGCATCAATTCTTCTTGTATATCTACCTCCAACAACATATCCTCTCGCATTCATTGTTTGAATACCTGGGAAATTGTAAGGATTTGTTAATGTTAATGTTTGTTTAAAACCTCCTGTGTCCAAACTCCAATCTAATTCATCAATTATGTATTCTTTATAACTCCCTGCTTTATATTCAATGTTAATAACATCTCCACATAAAAGATATGGAACTCCCATAATATCTATCCTAAACAAATTAAGCGATTCTTTCTTTCTATATAATTCTTCTTGAGCGATAGCTAAGGCTATAGACTCACTTCCAATGAAATTATTTTCTATTTCAATTTCTTGTCTTCCGTATCTTTCAATACTTGCGTCATCTGTAGCACTTGTTCTTATCCAATTTAGTACTGTTGCAGGTTTTCCTCTAATCTGGAATTTAGTCAGATACATATCTTCATCTGAAAGATTGCCTACAGTAAGTTGTACAGCGTTTCCATAATCATGAAACTCATGAATTTCAACACTTTCTGTTAAATCTCCACCAGTTCCATTAGCGATTGTATTTGCCGTATAATCGACATTTTTAACTGGACTAATAATTTCTGTATGAGGATCATCAAAATCAATCCAAGCAACCTGTGTACTTCTAGCAGGAATCCAAACTAAAGTAGCATTGTAAGGACTCAAATATTCTACATCTCCATTTGTCCATATTACTTGAAGTACGTCTTCAGCTCTAGGTGCTGCTTTGACAGTAACAACATTTTTAATATCATGTTCTGCTACGGAATAATCCAAATCAAGAATCCAATCGTTTTGAGTTAAAGTAAAAGTTGAAGCTCGATTGTGTAATTTATCTTTATTCCAGAATTTCAATAATCCATATCTATCAAAGAAAATTCTTCCTCTTTCTGCAACTGCAATCTCTCCCATGATTGGCCATACATCTCTATCTTCAAAATATCCAAAATTAACTGTTTGACTACCAATATCAAAAATATATTGGTCTGAAGTCAAATTGATTAATCCTGCTAATATTGTTAATAATTCATCTGTTCTTTTATCTGCATAAACAATTCCGTTTGCTCTTTTATTACTTACATATGCCTGGTTATCAAAACATTCAAAGCTACAAATCTTACTTTTAGTATCAGGATGTACGTTTTTAATATAGCCTGTAAAGAGCCTCTCTGAATAACCCCCCATTGTAATAGATATTCTTACTGGTACATGAGGTTTGATATATCCATAAAGAGGAGAAGTCGTATTATCAGGTGTAAATCTTTCATCTGTATTATCTACTTCAATATCAGCAGTTGAAGCTATACCTTGTCCGTCTTCATCCGCTGTTTTTTCATTTCCTCCACCTGTTAAATAATAAATACTTTCATCTGTCCAAGTAACTCCATCCCATTGAACTTCTAATTTAGGGGACATTTGTCTAACTGTCTTTTCTACTTCATCTAGGAATAATTGAGGTGGTAAGATTGCTGCAAAAGCAGTCATTCCAGGTCTATTTACTTGTTGATAAACAGAAGCTTTAGCTTCCATTGTTCTTATTTTACTTACAATATCAGCCTTAGCCGTCATTGTTTGAGTAATAGGTTGTTTTTGTAAAAACGCAACTGTTACATATGGTGGTTGATGATCTGCACTATCGGAACTTACTGAAGAATAACTCCAAAAAGCTAAATATGAGCCTACAGAAAACCAAGTATGATCTGTAGCATCATGATTTTGTAGAGGTCTATCTCCTGAACCCCATGCCCAAACTCCTGCTCCAAAATGTTGACTTTCTCCTGTTCCAACATATCCAATTGTTCCTCCTGTATGTGTATGTCCACTTAAAGAAATATGTCTATGTGATTGTGTATGTGTATGAGTTGTCGTTCCTCCTGTAGTTCCTATCGTTTCTATTTCTTCAGCAGGTAAAACGAATCTATCTCTCATGTCAGGTGTTCCATTTGCTCCATCGCACAATACCCAACCTGCAGGAATAGTTGCTAAAGTTCCTAGCCACATAATTATCATGCCTTCGCCAGGATCTTTAGCTGACCCTGAAGTATTTTTAATAGGCATTAGCATATTGTAAGGTGGTAATATTTCATCAAAATATTCTGTAGGAGAATCAATTGAACCTGATGTATTTGATAAAAGAGTTAAACTATGCGTGTGTGCTGCCAAAGCATCTTCTCCAGATGAAGCTCTATTAAATCCACCTGGAGCGTCAGTTGTAGCTGTATGTCCAGTATGAGTATGAGGTGTTTCAGAATGAGAATGACTAAGATCATGAATATGTCCGTATGGCATATCTTCAGATCCTCCTCCATAATCTCCTCCGTCTAATCCTGTTCCAGCTCCTTTAGGAAAACACCAAGAAAGATCGTAATCATTTGAATATCCTGCAGGAACACTTACTGCTGTGAATAAACTTACATCAGCAGGAACTTGTGCAGACGCAACGGCTTTTATATAAATAACATGAACAAATTGAGGGTCATTATCAGCAGAAGTATAAGTTACGTTTGTACTACTTAATCCTCCTCCTGAAACAGCAGTAAAAGTATTGCTATGAAAATGAGAACCAGGAATAGCTTCAGATCCGCTACCGTCAGAAGCATCAGGTAGTTCTTCGTATGAATAATTCAAAAAGCCATAATGATCGTGGCTATTCATTGTATGGCTATGAGTATTTGTACTAGAATGAGAATGACTAGCATATCCTCCACTAGTTCCAGGGTTTGCACCAGTAGAAGCACCTTTGATGTGTTTTCCATCAAGCGTAGTCTCTCTAGTGAAGCCAGCAGGAATGCTAGCGTTTGTACCTAGCCACATTACTATTCCATTTTGTGGTATTAATCCCATATTTTTTAAATTCTACTATCTACCTCTGTCAAAGTAAGTATAACACTTGAAACGTATGTAGAGTTACCTGTTCCGTATTCTAATTTTCTCGATGATAAAGATGCAATACAATCTATTCCTGTTATACTTTGAGGCCACTTTTGATATATAAAAATTGCATCTCCTAATATATTTACAATTGCCTCTAAAGCGTCATAATTTGTTACAAACATTGTATCCCATCCTAAAGTATATTTGTACTTCCTAGCCATTACTTTACGTCTTGTTTCACCTTTTAATGTCGTGTTCTCGGCTATTTCATATATCGGTTCTATTGTTGCTTCACTAGGAAAAGGTAGTGTTATTCCTCCAAAACTTGGTTCTATAATAGTTCCTTCTTTGTAAATATTTCCAATACTTTGAATTGTTTGAGGAACGACTGATCGAATATTTGCCTTACTAATTAGTGAATACTCTTGTAAAAGTTGTAATGCACCTTTAACTTGTATTATTCGAGAAACTCCAAATTTTTTGATATCTCCCTTAGCTTGTACATGAAAAACAATTCCAACAACTCCTTTAGCGTTAATTGTTCTACTAACTATTGACTTAATATCAGACTTCGCATTTATAGTTACTGGGAAAGTTGTTCTTATATTAGCTTTACTAGTTATTGTATTTATTTCATTCTTAAAAATAGATGCTTTTGCTGTTGCTGTTTTAGTTGCTGTTATAAAACTATATTGAATAAAAGCTACTGTTCTATACGCAGGTTCGTTATTAGATTCATCTGATGCTACTGTTGCATCATTCCAAGAACTAGTATTACTGCTTACACTTGCTATTAAATGGTAATGATTTCTTGACAAACCGTAATCACCGTATGAACCTGGTCCGTTTGAATTTACAGTATTAGTACTTCCACCAGTACTATGACTGTGTGAGCCTGCTGCTGTATGTGTATGTGAATTTGAAGCAGAGTGGCTATGTGTATTTGATCCTCCTGTGTTTCCTACATTAGCCGTTGCGTCTGCACATTTTGCGTATTGTCCTCTCATGTCGAGAGTTCCATTTGAGCCGTCACAGAGCATCCAACCAGAAGGGATATCTTCTAATAACCCTAACCACATACCAACAAATCCTGCGGTTGCAGGTGTTCCATCGCTTTGAATTGGAATTAATTTTTTATATGCAATTTCGACTGTATCCGCACTTCCAGCACTTCCTGTATAAGCACTTCCTGTTTCAGCACCACTTGAAGGAAGAGAAATAGAATGTGTATGTTGATAATTGGAAGGTCTAGTTGTCGAATCATTAGAATTTGCAGTTGCATTAGCACTATCACTCGTTCCTGAATGAGAATGACTTACTCCTGTGTGAGTGTGATCTATTGTGTGTGAATGAGTAGTTCCTCCTCCTGTCGCACCACTGTTTCCACCCGCCCCTGCACCTCTTAAATGTTTATTTCTTAAATCAGGAGTGGAATTTTCTCCGTTACAAAATGTCCAGCCATCAGGAGTACTTGATGTCTGCCAAAATCCAATTATTCCACTTACTATATCTGTAGTAGTAGTAGTTGGAGTAATGTAAATAACTTCATAATAAGGAGGTAATGAAGTTACTGATTGATAACTAATTGCATCTACTAAACTTCCCCCTGATACTCCACTTATATTAAAAGTATGAGTATGATTATCTCTTGTCATCGAGGAAGCTGAAGTATTGTCGCACTGAGAGTTATCACTATTATGAGCCCCGTCTGTATACCCTGTATGATTATGGCTAATCATCGTATGAGTGTGTGAAGGAGAAGTATGTGAATGACTATCTGAACCACCAGTAACGTTAGGATCTACTCCGTCTGCAGTTCCTTTAAGAAACTTTCCATCGAGAGAAGTTACTCTTTCCCAGCCATCAGGAATAGAGGCATTAGTGCCTGCCCAAATTAATATTATTCCTGTTTCAGTTTCACCTTCTATTCTTGCCTTTACATTAATTGTTTTAGAAATTTGATTTTGAATTTGTGCTTTAGAAGTTAAACTTCGAGTAGTTTGGAATCCTATTCTCCCTTTACTTGTAAGAGTTTTAGATTGAGAGAATTGTATTCTGCTTTTTACACTGATTGTATAAATTCTTCCTTGAGAAACTCTTGCTTTAACTGTTAATGTTTTAAGTGTTATCAAAGACGTTCTTCCTTTAGATTGAATCGTCTTAAAAGAAGTTATTTTTATATCTGCTTTTGAATTAATTGTTTTAGTTTTTTCTGACTGAATACGTCCTTTAGTATTAAATATGTGAATACTTGTTTGTGTTATTCTTCCTTTTGTATTTAAAGTAATTATTTTATTTACTTTAATTTGAGCTTTAGTATTAACTGTTTTTATAGATTGAATTTTAATTCTTGCTTTTGATGTATATGTTACGGTTTGGGTAGTAATACTAACTTCAAAAAAAGAAACAATTTGAATTGTCGTATTTCCTGTACCTCCTAATGTCCAAGTTGGGTTTCTTGCTATTTTTGATGTTTGAATTTCATATCCAATACTTGATCCAAATTGATTACTATTCCAATTTAATATACCTGTAATACTAAAAGGTGCGGATACTGATGATATACTTGTGCTTTGAACATTCAATCCAGTCAAAACTAATTGATTGTCAGTAGAAGGCGTTATACTTCCAGAACTTCCACTTGTTACATTGGAATATGCAGTTCCATTTTGTTGGTCTATCGGGTTTAATTGTTCAACTCCACTAAAAGCAGCAACTGCTAATGATGGATAGCCACCAGTGATTGTTATTGTAAATGTATGATTAGATCCAACTGTAGGATTAACACAATAAAACAATGTACTCATACAGACAGCACCTTTGTAACTATTTAATTGAATCCAATTATTACCTTTACTATCAGTAATAGTAGGGATTGCTCTTACTGAATAAGAAGAGGCCTGAACTACTAATAAGTTTGCTTCTGTTGTATCAATACCTGTAGTTGTTGCGGTGTTAATACCAGGACTACAACCAGCTTCTACATGAGAAATAAAAAGAATTGCCATATTAATTGACAACTCCTTTCAATTTTTCAATTTGGTTATATGTATCTATTCTTTGGCAATTTACATAAATAGAAGTATTTATCCCTATTTGTGTTAAGAATGATCCTGATTGCATTGACATGTTTGTTTTTCGATAACACTAGAAATTCTATAGAACTTCTTTGCAATTATCATTTTTGCCCTTTCAATTGCATTTGCTGCATCTTCATCTATCAGTTCAACAATAGCACTGTCCATCAATTGACCTGTATCAGTCATTGTTTCATATGCCTGAATAATGAATATTAAGTATGTATCTGAAACTTTACCTTTTCCTTTGTCTTTCATAATTTATCACCTCCTTAGATACGGCTATCTACTTCCGTTAATGTTAATGTTACACTAGACCAGTAGTTTATGTCACCAGTTCCAACTTTTAGAGTTCTAGCTGAAAGAGATGCTAAACAACTAATTCCTCCTGCACTCTGAGGCCATTTACCATATACGAATGTATTTGCACTTAAAGTGTTTACTATTACTTCTAGATCATTATAATTTGTAACTGACATATGATCCCAACTCAAAGTATATTCATATTTTCTAGCCATAATATTTCGTCTAGAAGTTCCATCTAAGGTCAAATTCTCAGCAGATTGCCATTTAGGAATAATAATTGATTCGCTTGGAAATGGTAAAGTTATTCCTCCGAATGTTGGTTCTACAATAATACCAGTTTTAAAAATATTAGCTATTACTTGTATTGTCTTATATTTTGTTTGATTTAAGAAACCTTTTGTATTTATTGTCTCTGTATGAAATATCCCTATATAACCTTTAGATTGTATTGTTTGACTTCCCATATTTATTATATTGTACCTTAAATTCGACTATCTACTTCTGTAAGTGTTAAAGTTATACTGGACCAATAATGCACACTACCTACACCAGCTTCTAACTTTCTTGCAGAAAGAGAACCTAAACAAGTTATACCAGGAGTTGTACTTTGAGGCCATTTATCGTAAATGAAAGTTTGTGCAATTAAAGTATTTACAACTATTTCTAAAGTATCATAATCACGCACGCTCATATAATCCCAACGTAATGTATATTGATATTTTCGAGACATGACATCTCTGCGACTTTTACCTCCTAGTGTGATGTTTTCAGAACTTGTCCACATAGGTGTAATTATCGCTTCACTAGGGAACGGCAATGTTGCTGTTCCAAATGTCGGTTTACTTATTTCTGCCATTTTATCTACCTTCCTCGAATGTGTCGTATTCTTTCAACATTCTGACAAAGTTTCTAACTTCTCCTCTGCTTGCTATCATCTGTCCTGGTTGAATATAATAATTCTTTGTAACAGATGAACTAGGTGCTACTTGAGTACCTTGAGAAGAATTTGTTCCTATTGAGTTATTTCCTGATAAACCACCTTCTAGATCAACATTAATTCCATTTATTACTTCTTCTAGATAAGGAATTTCACTACTGATTGAATTTGCATATGTTTTTACTAGATCCTTACCCCAATCTGAGACTCCTTTTAAAGGTCCAAAATCAGGTTCAGAAAAATGAAGAATCCCTCTTAGCCAACCAGCCATGTTTTTAACAGCATCTTTTACCCAAATCATTCCGTCCCAAATACCTTGAGCAAATTTGCCTATCATATCTCTACCCCATTGATTTGCGTCATTCCACCATGATGATAGAGAATTGTATACATTTTCTTTAATTCTCTGTCCAACATCTCCTAAACTTGCTGCAGCATTTATAATTCCTTGTTTAAAATTAGCTAATACATTTCCTCCCCATTTTCCAGCATTAGCCCAAAAAGCATTACCTTGTGCTTGTTTTGAATCCCATGCTCCTTGTCCAAAAACAGCATCAAATAAAGGTCTATTTAAAGTATTTGACCATTCTGTAAGTGCAGCATAAAGTCCTTCGAAAAACGCAGCTACAGTACTATGTCCTGCCTCTTTTGATTTTTGCTTAGTATCCTCAAAAGCAGTTTTCATTCTACTCCAAAGTCCACCTGGCTCTGCTTCAATTCCAAATTTCAAAGAATCTCCTATTTGATTTTGTAAATCTGTTATTTGTTCTTGAACTAAATCATTCAAATCTCCCACAGCTCCAGAGACATCAGGAAGTTCGGCAACAGGTTAATTTTTGATAGCATCTGCTGCGTCTTTAGCATCGTCAAGTCTATCTTGAATTACTTGTTCTTCATCATCATATTTTCTTTGTAATACATCTTTTTCTTCTTTTAATAAATCAAGTTTTTCTTGATCTGCTGTTTTCACTTTTTCTAAAGCATCTTTTCTTACTTTAAGTTCATCATCCAATACATCAATTTCTGCTTCTACAATAGCCGATCTTTTGTCTAAAGAGTCTTTTAATTTATCTAACATCAACAGTTTCTTGAGCGGTATCAACAATTGCTTCTTGTGCATCTATTTGATCTTGCCATGACTTCTTAACTTTAAGTTCGTTTAATTTAGCTAATGAAACAGCTTTTTCAGCAATTTTTACTCTTTCTTCTGCTGCTCTAAATGTAGCATCGTATTCATCATGTCCTAAAAGTTTTTCTCTCTTTAGAGCTTCTTGAGCAGCGTCAAGGTTCATTTCTGCATATTCAACACCTCCCTCTGCAGTATCTAATTCTTTATCTCTCGCATCTTTTAATTTATCTAATTGCTTTTTGGCAGCATCAAGTGTTTTCTTTGCAGTTTTTACAATATCGTCTTGTAGATCAATTTGTGTATCAAGTAATCTTTTTTCATCATCCCAAGCTTCCTTTTTAGCGTCAAGAACATCTTGTTGTTTATCAACTAATTCTTGTTGAGTTTTAACTTCTTTCTCCATTACTTTCTCGTATGCATCAACAGCGTCTTGTTTTGTTTGTAAATCTTTATCATCAAGTTTCTTTTCATCTCTTAATTCTTTTTCAAGAGCATCTGATTTTTCTTTTGCTGCATCT